TGTCTTCTGCAAAGATATCAATCTTACCGTCACTAGATAATTCTATCCAAGCAGTGCCGCGGCCGTTACCAATGTAAATTAAGTCTTCCGAGTTATGTAATAAAATTTGATGGCCTGTTCTAGTACGAAATCTTATTAACTCATTATGCGGTATTGTTGGCTCGCTGCCGTTTGGGCCGTCTTGTTCTACTGAAACATAATCAGGCGGTCCGTCAGTTGCTAATGTTTTACGTAAAAATTTATCATCACCGTCATCCATTACAAAAGTGGTACCGCCAAGGCGACTTACAAACGCATTAACTTCTTTGCCTTTTGTTCCTATCTTTCCCTTAGTTGCGCCGTCTTGTTTGTCAAGGGGACCGGGTGTACTAATTCCAAATACTGCACTAGGAGTTTCTCTCCTTGCACTACTGGTAGTAATACCTCTAATATCATCTTCTAATAATCCTTGTTCATTAAGAACTGTTTCAAACGGATGTGCCGCTTTAGGAATTTTTGTAGTATCAAGTCCAGGCTGTTCATTAACTGTTTTATTAAACTCAGCAACTGGCACACGTTCCTTGTCAGTTAATTTAGTATCTTCAACTGCAAAGCTAGTGGATGCTAGACCTGGTGTCATAAAGTTCATATCACCAGCTGGAACACCACCAATCCAATATCCGTCTTTGGCGTCGCCGTTAATAAAGATTACAACTACAATAGTACCTACATCCGGTGGTACCATCCACATTCCGTAGCTTTTTTGAGTACTATTAAAATCGTCTTCTTCACCTAGATAATCTGTACTAGTATATCCAAAGAACGGACTAATCATTTTTACCTGTTGTACTTGTCCGCTATCCCTACTATTCCCCGATGGACGTAATAATTCTACCAATAGCTTACCGCTGTAGGTTGCATCGGTATGCCCTACAACTTTTGCAAGTTGTGGGAAACCTGTTGTATTTTGCGACGGTTGGTCTTGCGACGGTCTCGATTCTGTATTTTGATCTGCCATTGTTTGCCTTGTTATGGTGCATCTGTGGAAGTTACATTTCCATCAGAGTCTGTTAC